AGCAATTAATAATGCAGGCTTTGCAAATGTTTCAGCATCAGTTACTGATCAAAATAGAGTTGTAATTAGCCACAAACTAGGCGGCGACTTTACTTTAGTTGATACAGATGACGCACTAGCAGAGTATGGATTTGCTCCTTATGATGTAAACAACAGTGCTTCAACAGTAAACATGTATGATCCAAACGCAACAGGCACATGGACTGCAACACTTTGGAAAACACTAGCATATGATGCATCAGCAACTGAACCAACAACGCTAACAGCAGATGGCGAAGTATGGTACAACTCAGTGATTGACGAAGTTGACATTATGTATCATAATGGCGCAACATGGCAAGGTTACAAAAACGCATTTGGAACTACAATGGGTCCTATCGTTGCAGCAAGTGAACCAACAGCACAAGCAGACGGTTCAGCTATTGAAGATAATGATCTTTGGATTGACACAAGCGACTTAGAAAACTTCCCAACTATCTATCGTTGGAATGCAGGACTAAGTGCATGGAACTTAATTGACAAAGGTGACCAAACAAGTGAAAACGGAATTCTATTTGCAGATGCACGTTGGAGCACAGCAGGCGCAGATGTTGTTGCAGCTGATATCGAAGACTTACTAGAAAGTGATTACTTAGATCCAGATGCACCAGATCCAGCACTATATCCAAAAGGTATGCTACTATGGAACCTAAGACGTTCTGGCTTTAATGTTAAGCGTTTTGTTCGTAATCACATTGCAGTTGGCCAAAACAATGGTCGCAATGGTGACGAATCAATGGCAGCATATAACCCAAATCGTTGGGTTACTGAATCAGCAAATAACGTTGACGGTTCAGGCAGCTTTGGACGTAACGCACAGCGTAAGTCAGTAGTACAAGCACTACAAGCAATGGTAAACAGTAACCAAGAAATTAGAGATGACGAGCGTAGATTCTTTAACTTAATGGCAACACCTGGTTATCCAGAGCTAATTGGTGAGATGATTAGTCTTAACTATGATAGAAAACTAACATCGTTTATTGTTGGTGATTCACCGATGAGACTTGCACCAGACGCAACAGGACTTAACAACTGGGCAACTAACGTTGAACTAGCTGTTGAAGATAATGATAGAGGCTTAGTAAGCAGAGATGAGTACTTGGGCGTTTATTACCCAGCAGGCTTTACAAGTGATAACGCAGGAAACAACATTGTTGTTCCGGCATCACACATGGCACTAAGAACAATGATCCTAAGTGATCAAGTTTCGTATCCATGGATGGCTCCAGCAGGCACAAGACGTGGTGCAGTTAGCAATGCTACAGCAACAGGTTACCTAAGTGCTGAAGGCGAATTTGTAAGTATTTCACTAAACAATGGTCAGCGTAACGTACTATATTCAAACAACATTAACCCAATTACTCCTATTACAGGAAGTGGATTAGTTGTGTTTGGACAGAAAACTCGTGCTAAAAATGCAAGTGCATTAGACAGAGTTAACGTTGCAAGACTAACAGTTTACTTACGTAGACAGTTAGAAATTCTTGCAAGACCATATCTATTTGAACCAAATGATGCTGGTACAAGAGATCAAGTAAAAGCAGCAGCAGATGCGCTATTACTAGAACTAGTAGGATTAAGAGGCATTTACGATTTCGTAACTGTTTGTGACACTACAAACAATACACCTGCAAGAGTTGATAAGAACGAATTGTATCTAGATGTAGCTATTGAACCAGTCAAAGCTATCGAGTTTATTTACATTCCGTTACGTATTAAAAACACAGGCGAAATAGCGTCTTTAGGCTAAGACATAAATACTATTAGGAGAATAGAATGCCAGTAACAACATTACAAAACTTATCAGTACCTTTCGAGGGCGAGGCTAATTCATCACTGTTAATGCCTAAATTACAGTATCGTTTTAGAGTAGCTTTTGATTTATTTGGCGCTGATGTAGATGATAGTCTACGTGTTCTACAAAGACAAGTTGTGGACGTAACCCGTCCTAACTTATCATTTGAACAAATCACACTTGATGCATACAACTCAAGAACTTACTTAGCAGGTAAACATACGTGGGAGCCAATTACGCTTACACTACGTGAAGATGCAAGTAATAATATTCAAAGAGCAGTAGGCAGTCAGTTGCAGAAACAGTTTGACTTCTTTGAGCAAGCAAGTGCAACAGCAGCAAGTGATTATAAATTCCACACTAAGATTGAAATCCTAGATGGCGGCAATGGCGATAAAGATCCTATTGTGCTTGATAGATTTGAACTTAAAGGATGCTATATTGAATCAGCAAACTATAACACATTAGCATATGCAACAAGTGACGCAGTTACAGTTTCATTAACTATTCGTTATGATAATGCAATTCAAAAAGGCGTAAACGGCGGCGCAATTAGCGGCATCGGGCAACCAACAGCTAGATAAGTTGAATAAAATTAACAATAAAGACAGGGACTTTTTGGTTCCTGTTTTTTTATGGATAAATACTATATGACACTACAATATGATCCAGAGAATAATGTACACCTAAGAGATGCAGAACATGCACGTAAATTGTATACACAATACAATCTTTCGTATGCACCTAAAACTAAATTTCTTTACCATGTGGTGTTTATGTTAAAAGATGAGGCAGCTAGAAATGCTGCGCCTAATACGCAGAATAGTATTAAGGAGCTAGGTGTTTTAGCAAAGTCAGTAGACTTGCCTAATTATAGAGTAAGCACAGAAACACGCCAGCAGTATAATAGAAAAAAGAATGTTCAAACTAGAATCGATTATGACGAATGTAGATTTGTTTTCCATGATGATAATTCTAGTACAACAAGTTCGCTTATGAAAGAGTATTATAATTTTTACTACAGAGATGGTAAGAATGATGTACTTGATTTTGGAACACGAAATAAATTTGCATTACCAAATAAAAAGTTTGGGTTAGACAACGGAATGAAGGATACATTTTTTAGCCATATAAAAATTTATCAATTAACACAACGTAGATGGTGGTCTTATACATTAGTAAACCCACTAGTCACATCATTCGGACATGACTCACTAGATAATGCCGACGGCAGCGGCATGATGGAAAATAACATGTCGATCGCATATGAAGGTGTAATTTATAACCAAGGTAATATTGCTGAGACATTACCTACCAACTTTACTGATAATGAAACAGGATACGACAATACACCGAGTCCATTAATAAATGGAACGCAAGGATATATACCTAAAAATGATGCACAGGCAAATTACGGAGCAACCACTACAACGTTTGTTAGCAATCCAACATCAGGTAATTTTTTCGATAACCTGTTTGGTGATTTACTACGTGGTAACAGTTTGTTTAGTCCTACACAGGCAGTAGGACGCTATGCAACTACTACTCCTACTAGTATATTACCGTCTACTAGAATATTAAGTGAACTAACAAATAATCCGTCATACGTGGCATCATTGGCTAGTACATCAGTGTTGCTAGGTATTGTATCAGGTGATTCGCCACAACAAGCAATCCAAGACACTGTAGTTGATCTTGCAACAAGAGATCCTAACAGTAGTTCCGATACATTTAAATTAGCACAACTAGCAACAAAGATTATAGCAGGAAAGTAAGATGACCGAAATTATTTCACCCACTACTAGTACACCGATTAATTCAAATGAATTTGATGCACTAGTTGGATATTTTAAAAAAAGAGGATTTGAAGATATTCCTTCTAGAGAAATTAGTGGAATTTTTATACAAAAAGCATCTAGCGATAATATACCAGTGTTTAGATTAGTAGATACGCTAAAGGGGTTGAATCCAATAGAACTTAATACAATTATTACACAAGTGATTAATTCTGATAGATTAAGATCAAGCACAGTTGGATTTAAAAAAGAAATTAAAACTGACACGTATGATTTAAGAAATATAGAATCACTTACAAAAGATTTTGCAGAAATAGAGGGTGCAAAAGAAGAAACAATTATTAGGATAGTAAACGGAAGCTATGTACAAGAAGGATACGTAGATCCAAATTATGTTGATTAGGGGGAATATCAATGCCATTAATTTTAAGAACAAATAAAACAGAACCTCTAACTCATACAGAGTTAGACGGCAATCTAAGTCACTTAGACCAAAGAATTACAGCACTCACAAATGCTGAAGCAAATAAAATTATTACTTGGACAGAGATACAGTCTAAGCCAGTATTGTTTGACGGCGACTACAATAGTTTAAGTAATCTACCTTTGTTATTTAACGGAGACTATAATAGTCTTACAAACACTCCTGTTACATTTGATGGAAATTATCAGAGCTTAACAAATAAGCCCGGTATTCCATCTAATTTAGCAGACTTGACAAATGTACAAAATACTGTTCCTGGTGTTGATCAAGTATTAACATGGAATGGATCATCTTGGTCTCCTCAAGACAAATTTAGTGCAGACTATAATGATCTTACTAACAAACCAGTAATACCAACACTGTTAGGCGATTTAGGTAATGTATCCCCTACTGCACCGGCACTTGACGAAGTTCTTAAATGGGATGGCTCACAGTGGGCACCTGGATCTGATGTTGGTAACATTCCAACCTATGCTGAAGTAACTGACAAAGCTGGCGCCAACGGGCCTCAAAGTATAGCATTAGGAAATGGTGCCGGCGGAACACTTGACGGAACTATTGCACAAGAAGCAGCAGGCGTAGCAATTGGATTAATGGCAGGTAGAACAGATCAAAAAAATAACAGTGTTGCTATTGGTACAAGTGCAGGTAATAACACACAGGGACAAGACTCAGTTGCAATTGGTGAAGTTGCAGGCATGATGACGCAAGGTGAATCATCAGTAGCAATTGGCTCAGGTGCAGGTACAACTACACAGGGTTCTGAAGCAGTTGCAATAGGTGACTTAGCAGGTGCATCAACCCAGGGTGCTAATGCTACCGCAGTTGGTAATGGCGCTGGCGAAGATACACAGGGCGTAAGCGCAGTTGCCGTAGGTGATATTGCAGGTGCACTTAATCAAAATACCTTTGCTGTAGCAGTTGGTGCAAGTGCTGGTATGACAAACCAAGGACAGGCAGCTGTAGCAATTGGTAAGAATTCAGGTGAAACGCTTCAAGGTTCAGATACAGTAGCAATAGGTAATAGTGCCGGCAATACAAACCAAACAGCAAAGGCAGTAGCAGTTGGTGATTGGGCAGGTAAAACAGATCAAGGTGCAAGTGCAGTAGCACTAGGTCACTTAGCTGGAACAACAAATCAAGGTCAATATGCAACAGCACTTGGTCATTATGCTGGCGCAAATGATCAAAGTTCAAATGCAATCGCAGTCGGTTATAATGCTGCTTACGAGAATCAAGGCACACAAGCTATTGCAATCGGTTCCTCATCAGCTAACAATCAAAGCGCAAACGCAATTGCAATTGGTAGTAGCGCAGCAAATAATACACAAGGTGAAGAAGCAATAGCAATTGGTAAACAAGCAGGTAATGGCACCCAAGGCACACAGGCTATTGCAATTGGTACAGATGCAGGGCTAACGACTCAAAGTGATTACGCAATAGCAATCGGCCAAGAAGCAGGTAAAACTACACAAGGTACTCTTGCATTAGCAGTTGGAAATAGAGCCGGTGTAACTTCACAAGGCGATGGTGCAGTAGCGTTAGGATACACTGCTGGTAACGCAAATCAAGGTAATTTAGCAATAGCAATTGGTAATGCCGCTGGTACAACAACTCAAGGCACAAAGGCAATCGCTATAGGCGAAGAAGCTGGTAACACAACTCAAGGAGCAACTGCGATTGCTTTAGGTAGCGATGCTGGTAAAACGTCACAAGGTACCGACGGCATCGCAATTGGTACAAGTGCTGCATTAGTTACACAAGGCGCAAATTCAGTAGCAATTGGACGCCTAGCAGCTAACAATGATCAAGGTGTAAATGCTATAGCAATTGGTGATAGTGCTGGTAAAACTACGCAAGGTGATTATGCAATAGCAATCGGTAACGCAGCAGGTGAGACAAATCAAGCAGCGAATAGTATTGTTATGAATGCAACTTCAACCGCAGTAGAAAATACAACAGCAGATTCGTTTGTTGTAAAACCAATTAGAAACGCAGGCGGCACACATCAATTAGAATATAATCCAACTACAGGGGAAATTACATATGATGCACTAGGCGCAGGTGGATACGGAAATACTGATGTAGATCAACACCTTGCTCTTAGATTCTCCCCTCAAGATGGATACGTTTTAAGTTGGAATACGACTAATGTTGATTACGAATGGGTAGCACAGTCAGGTGGAGGTGCAGGCATTGCACTAACAGATTTAAGTGTTACCACAGCAAGTGCTGGAACAGCAGCTCTTGCTTATAATAATACAACAGGCGTGTTTACATATACTCCACCAGATTTAAGTTCATTTAGTACATTTGACGGAGACTATAATAGTTTAACTAATAAGCCAACTATCCCAACAGCCTATACTGATAGTGATGTTGACACACATTTAAACACAGGCTCAGCAGGAACAAACCAAGTATTAAGTTGGAATGGTTCATACTATGATTGGGTAGCACAA